GGGATAAATAATCCCAAGCTATTGACTTTGCTTGTTTGTAAGTTGGAGCAATGTAAGCTAAACGAGGATTATGATTTTTATTTGTAAGAGCTGCTTTAATCAAATGATTTAAAACCATTACTGTCTTGCCAAACCTTCTATGACAACATAAAACCGCATATCTATACTTATCTAATTCTTTGTGTACCAATGCCTGTTGAACTCTTGGCTTATATGGAATTGTTATTTTCATCTTTAACTTCTAATGAACTGTTGGTGGTCCTTCATTAAAATTAGAAGGCATCTTAATAGCGTTAAAGACAAATTCACAAAATTCAGCTAAATCTTCTTCTTGCTCAAAACCTGAGAAATTAATTATAAGTTCATTGTTGTAAGCCTTGAAGCTAATGGCTGATACATTGCGAAACTTATCTTTTATAAATTTGTTCATCTGTTTGTTTGTGCCTGTGTTGGACCGATGATTAATGTATTAACTCCATGCGACCTCTTTTGGCGGTATAGTCCTTTTTTAAAAAACCTTTTTTTCCTCCAAAAATTTAAGCAATCGTTTGGTGAACCACTGGTTCTGTACGCAAAACCTAGCTTATTTAAAGAAAGTTAACATTATCGTTAACATTAGCTCTACTCTTTATATATATCGTACCTCATGACGTGTGCGGAACTGTGTTTGTTACGTCTAAGCTACCCAACATTTACACACTCTCACTCACATTCTTCATTTCATTCTCGTAAGTCTTGTCTTCGTCTGACCATTTAATCTCTACCTTTTGGTCAATTGCTACTTGTTGCTTATCTCCATAGATTGCAATCAACTTACTTGAAAGCCAACGATAGTGTTGAAGCTTCTCTTTAAGAACTCCAATATTACTATTGTCAGCACTCTCAAGCTCAGTAATCATTCTATCTAAATATGTTTGAGCTGCTATCTTTCTTGCTGTTAATATTTTATCTGCGAACTCTTTATCTTTTCTGATCCACTCATAAACTTTGGAAAGACTTGGAGAACCAGGCTTTTGACAGATCTGCGTCAAAGGCATTCCGTTCATCAGCATCGTTTCTATGTCCGAGCTTATTTGTGATGTAAGTTCTAATTTCTTCGTCATTTAAATTCTTGAATTGAGGTAAGTTCTTTAAACTTTTAATTTTACCTTCTAAAGTTTTAGCTCCACTTGAGAAGCCTCCGTGTATTCTGCACCTAATCTTACCATTCTTCATTAGTATTCCTTTGGCTTTGCAAGGAAGTTTGTTTTGTTTATTTATAGTTTGACATTTAAGTCTATACTTTTGTCGTCCAGCCATAAGCGGTTTTAGGATTTTTAAATTTAAACTAAGTTATCAGGCAATAAGAAAAAAAGAGAAAAAAGAAATAAACTTTAAATCCGTTTCGGTACGGTTTTATATAATTACTTAGAAAACCTTATTATACCACTCCAGAATAGATTTACAATTACTATGTTGTAACTTTGTTTATAGGATTGTTATTTTTTATAAATTTATAAGAAGAATATCAAATTAAGTATAATATTCTGTTAAGTTTGCAATACTTTTTATTATTTTTTTTAATTTTATTTATTAAGGCACTTAGGATTTTCATATATCTGTTTTTGATTGAAATTCTGTTAAATCCAAAATGTTTTCCAACTTGTGTCCATTTAAATCTATTAGCTCTCATCCATACAATTTGTCTATCAAGCACTGGTTCTTTGGAAATATCTAAATCAATGGCTAATAATGCGTCTATTGCGAACTCCCACCTTGTTATCTGCTTCGGAGTAGCTCTAAGTTTCATTAAAGCTTTATGATAATATCCTATGTCTTTCTTCTCATAAGTTGTAAGTATAGCATCATACATTGACGGTGTTCCTGGATGTCTAGGTTTGGATAAAAATCTTTCTGTTCTAGCTGCTTCGTCTAGCAAGAATATAAGATTGTTTAAGCTTATTACTTCTTCTTGTAATGTATGTTCTAATCTATTCATAAGCTCCATTCTTATAACTGTTGACGTTTTGCTTTAGTTTAGACCAGCCAGCTCTTGAATAGTTCTTTCGAAACTTTATGCTTTCCAAGAAGTATTTATATCTTGGCATATCAAAGTATGTGAAATTCTTATGTGTAATTAATGGTTTATAATCAATACTTAATAGAGATAATCTTTGTAAAGCTTCTTTAATCTTTGGCAACGGAGTTGAAAAATGATCTGCACAATCCACCATTCTTACGTAAGGAGATAATCTTTTTAGATCATAATTCTTACATAGATATTCGTACAATCTGAAATCAAAATCAGACATATCAAGCTCAAATAGCTTTGGATCACTTATATAAAATTGACGCAAATGCTCTCCTTCTGTTAGCTCTTGGATCTTCTTTTAATTTTTTTAGAAATAAATCTTGCTTTGAACATTTCGGAAAATGCTGAGCTTGTTTATGTTCTAGGAACTGAAGCCATTGATCAGGTGTTATTCTTTTAGGTTCGGAATTGTAGCCACCAAGATAATCAGGTGCTATTTTTTTGACGTAAAAGTGCATCATCATATCGCCAATGCAGCGATACCAGAGAATAAATGCTGGAATACCAGCCATTTCAGCTAGTCTTTTGGTTATTTTATGCGGTTTTATTAGCTTTTGGTTATTATAAAACACTGTTTCAACGAGAAAAAGTGGCTCTAAACAAGCATTACAGCTGGAAACTTGGTCAATATCGCTAAAATTCAAGCAATTATGCTGCTGACGATGCCAAGTGCTATATTTACTGAACTTTACATCGTTAAAATAGACCTGTTTTACCATGTTTTTAGCCATTATTTGATGTAGATAGATAGTCAACAAAAAAATGATTTATTTTGTACTTTTGTATAAAATCCTATTGATTTTTAGCTAATAAGTCGCTAAGTAATCAGTATGAATAAAAGATATTTCTATGGAAAAGAAGTAACAAAAGATCATCCAGCATATAACAAATCAAGAGAAGGAACTACATCAGGATTACATCAAAGATTTGAAAACATAGTTTCGTTTTGGACTAAAAAAGAATACGATCTTCAAGAATTAATCATTCAAGGATTTGTGGTCCATAGAGAAATTCCAGGTCAATCATTAAGAACAAAACCATTTGCAAGAATAGACATTTGGTATGATGGTCCTAATGGAATAGGAAGAAAAGCTATTAATGGTGTTGAAGAACAAGTCCTTAAAGAAGCTCAAAAATTTTTAAGCGTTGGTGAATTAGATTTATTAAATGATAATTGGATTAAAGCTAGATTTGAAGGAAAATATAAATGGAATGATCCTTTTTGCAGACAGCCTATATATGATAAAACATTACCAGCTTGGATTATTGGTAAAAGATTAAATTATAACTCTAAAAAAGAAAAAGAAAAATTAAAAAAACATAAAAAATATGTAGAACAAAAACTTAATGAACAAATTAAAGATAGTGCATCAAGTCTTAATAAAAGAATAAATGATTTTTTAAAAGAAATTCATTATAAAGAAAAAATTAATGCTAAAAAAGAATTAGAAAATGAAATTCAAAGTCCATTACAAGATTTAATTAGAACAAAAAATATTGATCCTAAAGATGTTGTTGGTGAAGATAATTTATCTACACTATACAAACACATAAAAGGAGATAGAGAACTTTCAAAAACTAAAGCAATTGATTATGCAAAAACTTTAGGTGTTGCACCAGGAACATTAATGTTTGAACCAAAAGCTATAAATGTTTGGAGCAATGTAAAACTTTCAGATAAAATAGAAGCTCCTGATGGTAGTGTAGCTATTCTTCCTGGTGAATGTTATGAAAGAATACGAACAGAAGTAACGGTTTGTCCATCTGAACTTTATAGATTAGATGTTAGAGCTATTAGAGTAAATGATCCAGATAGTATTTATGATGGATTTATGGCTTACTATTATGAAACTGATAAAGTTTCTGAAGCTGCTACCAACAAGCTTTGTATGGTAAGAACAAAAGTAAAAGGTAAAACTTTATTAGGTGGTCATTACAGATATTATTTAGGAATTTTTCAAATCTTTGGAACAAAAAAAATGATTGTAAATGTTGATCCGTTATCTGAAAATAGAATTATAGCTGCTGATATTGAACCTGATGTAGTAGCACCTATTGTTTCATTTACGAAACCATACGCATTATTAGCTGATAAGGTTTTATCAAAAAATATTAAACAAGTTCAACAACTTGGAGAATTAATTAGAAAAGAAATT